ACTGTTGTATTACCTACACCGTAAGTGTCTGGTTCTCCATCGAATAAGTAGTGGTATTGGTCTTTCAAATGAGCAAACGGAGTTCTATGATATATAATTGTTACCTCGTTTGTTGAATGTGTGAAAGCTGGGCCTACATTATTTAATTCAGTAACTAAAGTACTTAGTGTTATTTTAGTATTATCAAGTCTATTTTCTGTAACACTTATAATTTGTACTGATAGTTTAGTTAAATCTAATGTATTAGAAATCTGTATGTAGTTACCCTCTACTGTTGCTGTATTACCCCCTAACCCATAAGTATCAACACCGCCATTAAACATGTAATATGTTCCAGCATGTATGATAGTATATAGTTGTTTTGTTGTTTGAGTTATTAATGTGGATGCATTTACATCATCCCAAACATCATTTCCTGGAGCTATCTCAGCTACAGTTATTGTTTTAACTTCAAAGTTTGCCTCCAAAGTATCAATTAAATCAACAAAATCAGACTGTGTTGGTAAATCACCACTCTCAAATGCCGTCTTTAATTCGTCTTGTGTTATATGTGCCATCGTTTATGTGTTTAATTTTAATAATTTGTATAAAGCTAATCTGTCTTCTTCATCTAGATGTACAGCATGGTTTAATGCAAAATATGTAGCTTTAGTTAATATGTATCTTGTAAAGTCTGTGTCTCCATAAATATACATACTTTTATTTGTAGCAGTCTATATTGGTGACATTATTCTTTCTGAATTCAAAAGTTCACTTGATATTTTAGATTCTAATAAACTCATTATTGTACAATAAAATCATCCTCAATAATCCAACATCCAATTCCACCAGGACATGCCCCATCTGTAGGTATAGTAAATTCACCATAATACGGACACATAGTTTCAACAATATTTAACGTTTTTAATGCTTTAATGAAATCATTAGATGCTAAAAACATTATAGTAGCTTCCATATTCATATACATTATATTAATATTTGTTATACCTTTACAGTCATTACATGGTGTTGGCATATTCAATACTAAATTAGCTAAACATTGACTAGGAGCTTCTAAACTCCATATACCAGCCTCTGATTTATTACTCTTCTCATCTTCTACAGATAATATATAAATATCTGTTAGAGGTGTGGAGTCACCTAGTTGTGATGCGTAAATCACAGTATCTATAGCAATTCTACCATTAGAGTCTATAACATTAGGTTTTGGTATTGGTACATCATAATATTGGTTAGTTAAATAATTATCACCAACATATATTCTAACGTAGTCATAATCAAAATCTGAAGCAATACTTAACGTTATACTAGATAAATCATCGCTTAATTTAAATTCATTAATTATAATCATTTTTTTTTATTTTAAAAAAAGATAGGCGAGTTTCTACTCGCCCACCCTTATAATTATGACAATTTGCCTAAGAATAAGCTTCGTCTAAATTATTTATTATTACGCTCCTACAGTAAAATCGGCTAATCCTAGTCCAATAGTCTGTAATGGTGCTGTAATTTGAAGGTTCATGCTTGCTAACAATACACTAGTAGGTACAGCTATAGTAATCACTTTTCGTTGCTTATCACCAGGAGCAGATTTTCGCTCATCGTAATAAGAAATTTCAGCAACATTATATGCTTCTGTAGCAACAGCCAACAATGTTGGGCTATAGCTAATCTCAGAATCAGCATAGTAATCTCCAGTAACCATTTGTAAGAAATACTCTAATTGAGCAATATCATGGCCTTCACCTTTTCCGTCTTTTCTAGCAGCCGTAACAGTAGCTAATACTGCTTCAGAACTAGGTGTAACTAAACTAAATTCAAAATCAACAGGTTTTCCGTCGAATTGGAATAGTTTAAAATCAGCGTTACTACCAGTAGCAATTAAGTCAGCAGTACTAGAAGTAACTACTACTTTAGTAGTTGTTACTTTTGCTAAACTTTTAACAAAAGAAGCAGCTAATCCCGTAGCCACATCTGCTGCAGTAGTAGTGGTAGCAGTAAATTGACCATATACTGTTATATAATCTTCAGCACTAGTATTCCCCCAATCACGTATAAGTAATCGAGCTTCATAGCTTTGGCCTACAACTGCTGTAGGTATAGTAATAGTTAATACTTTATTAACGTTAGCCTCATAATCTGTACTTGTTGATACAATAACATTACTTGGGTTAATTGCATCAGAACTTGAAATAACTCCACCTATATTTGTATAGATTTTAAAACGTTCTCCAGATTCCGCTTCATCTGCTCCATCAGCACGAAACGCCTGTACTTCACCATCTGCTAATAAATCGGGTGTTGCTCTAGCTGCCGTGTTGGAAGCTGTAGCAATATACATTTTTCTAAATTGTTTATCTCCGTAAATCATTTTTCTTTATATTTATTTAATTTGTAAATTATTAGATAATGAGTTTTCTTTAAAGCGCAATATTGCTAACTCTATAGCTTTCTTCACAATCTCCTTTTGGACTATTTCTGAAACGTCAGTTGCTTCTGTTGAACTATAAGGTTTTGTTTCTCCATATATACTAAGTCCTTCTCCTGGAAATGTAATATCTAAATCGGATACTATTATAGGATATGGTCTACGTATGTATTGGATAGTATAACTATTTATAGTTGCATTCGGAGGCGGTATAAGCTGTACTATATCGGACGTGCCTTCTAGACCACTGTCAAGCCTTAACACTCTATCTCTTTGTGGGCCTAAGTAAGGATTCCTTATTACTCTATGATATCTATCATATGGTACTGGAATTACTTGAGATACCCACCCGTTTAGGTAAGGGTCGTTTGATTCTAATTTGGCATCCTCTAAATCTATTCTATAGATATTAGAAGGTCTTACATAAAATACTGCATTACTCGCCAGTTTCCTCCTTGTAGCAGATTCATCTATTTGTGCCTCTGTATTATAGGAAGTCCTTAGCTTTTTTAAAGTTTCACGGCCTAGGTTCATACCCTCCTTAACTATTGAGGAAAGTATAAAATCAACCGTCATGTACATGCTATCCGTTAAGAAGACTGACTTCTCGTAGTCATCCAATGCGGGTGCAGATTTACTAGTTCCATTGTCAAAACCAATGGAAAGTTCATTTGACATTTCTTGTACAGTCACTTCGTTTAATTTTTTTAATAACCAGCTTCTATAGCTAGTTTGGTTTCTTGATTTTTAATGCTATTTAAAAATCTAATTGCATTCATTAAGGTAGGTACTTCTCCTTCTTCACACAGGTCTTCCCCGTCTTTGGTTGAATATTTACCTTTACTTTTAATAATTTGCTTCTTACTAACTCCCATTTCAATAAAAAGTTTAATTTTATAATCAGGGTCTGTTAATACTTCTACAAATCGTTTAGGGTCTTTCTTAACAAGTTTACCTACTTCAGAAACTAACCAATCATTGTTAGTAGCTGATACAGATTTATTTGTAAGAACTCTTATAATTCCTGCCATTTGTTCATTACTATCTTCAATCTTACCAAATAATTTGTAAGCTTTAATATCGTAATTAACACTTGATTTGTTTTTATCGTCAATATCCTTAACTCTAACTATCTCATATTTATAACTCTTTTTCTTACGAGTTTCTAATATAGAGGGTGATACATAATCTTCATAAGTTAACAACACTTTATAAGCAATAAAGTCGTTAAGCTTTGATAAATTTAAACTTACACCTTCTTTGGTTAGTGGTATTGTGATTGAGTCCCAGTAATTATCTTTAGGTTTGTGGACTGATAAATAACCTTTATCTACAGACATTAAATCTTCTAATCCAGCTTCCTCTTCGCCAGTCAATATTGGAACATAAGAACCGTTCCTATCCATCTTAACTGATAACGTATCAATCGCACCTTCTAGTTTCCCACCATAAGCTACGTGTTTGTCATTTACTACAAAACCAGTTTGTCTTTTTACATAGCGAACAAATATTGTTTCCTTCGGCAATACGAAATACTCCTTCGTTGGAGCTTCTTTTATTTTTGTCATAATCTAAAATTTAATAAAGGGGGCTACTAACCCCCTTAGTATTATACTAATAAGCTAGGTATTAAACTAACTGTTTTACTTGGGTCAAAGACTACTGCTCCTAATTGCCCGTAACGGGTGTAGGTTGCACTATCTTCCATAGTACCCATGTGCATATTGTTAATCTCACCTGTGAAAGGATTTCTGAATCCAGACACATAACCATGTATCTCAGGAGAACCTTTAAGCATCACTTTTTGGATGTTAGGTTCGTCAGAGCTACCAACATAAAGGATGTCATATCTGTAAGATTCAGCAACTCCACCTTTTGGATGAAGAATTTTATTTCTTACTTTGTCATCATACATTGGGTCTACTTCAAAGATTACATGTATGCCGTTAGGAGCTAACCATTCAGTGAACTGGAAACCAGCTTTAAATGAGTTGCTATTAAAGACAGACGAAGTTTTTTGATACGTAGATGGGTTTGCGTTTGTTAACGATTGCCATCCACTAGCTTCAGCCATGATTGCTTTGTGAGCCTGTATAATTCCACGTTCCCCAGTTTTCACTAAGAAAGTACGGTCATTCATATCCAATTTACCTTCAGAGATATCATATAAGATAGACTCTATAAGAGTAATTGTAAAATCATTATATACAGTTGTGTTGGATACTTCCATTTGTTCTCGGATACCAGAACCTTGTCGTAAGACATGACCTGATTTACCAAAGTCGTTGTATTGACCGTTTACATCTCGGTTACTTCGAGCAAACATTAATACACGGGCTTTTTCCCTAGACCAATCAATGTCGAATTTCCATTCAACATGCTGCATCCACACGTTTAATTCTTTTTTGTTTCCATTTGCATCTAAACCAACTACTTGCGTACCTACTCTATGACCTAACAAATTACCAGGAACTTTATGCTCCATTCGTAAGGTAGTGAGTTCGTTGCGCATTTCGATTGGTGTAGAGAAAGTAATGTCCCCACCCTTGATAGACAAAGTCGTCTCAACGGGAGAGAAATCTTTAGAGAAACGTTTTCCAGCAGCTACTTCAGCAGCAGGAACACCTGCTTCAGAAGAACCCATCAGAGTTACCCTATAGACATAGTTAGTACCTTCCTGCTCTGGCTCATCCATAACACGGAATTGATACATTTCATTTTTTTCACCTACCAACACGTTAACGTCGGAAAAGTATTGTTCGGCAAATACTAGCTCAAATTCTGCACCTGAAACTCCAGCATTTCCACTTGTTATGATACTACCATCGGAACGAGCTTCCACTAAAGGAATATTTCGCTCTGACGCTCCAACCAACTTCCAAGTGAAGTCGTCATCTGTATCCACAAATTTAGTAGGAAGCGCAGATAAAGCGGTATCTAAGTTTTTAACACCTGATGCCGAGAGCATTCGATGTACTACTGAAGATAACAGTTGAGGTTGAGCACCAAAAACTTTGCCCAAGTGAAATTTAGTAGTGAGACCTGCCCACTGTTTTCCACCTGTTACTTGAAATCTTGATTGTTTAACACTCATAATTTTTGTTTTTTAATTTAATTTATATCAGATAATTCTATTATTTGAGGGATGTCTGTTTCATTAACATCTGGTAAATTAGGTTTCCCCGTTCTATTCATAATGTTACTTTCTTTTACAACCCTCTCTAATTCCTGCGAGGCTTTGGACTGAGCTTTCTTTTCAAATATACTAAAGTCCTTAAACCCCTTGGTCATTTCAAATAAAAAATAAAGTTTAGTGTCAAAACCAATTGGGTCTTTATCACGTTCACTTGTAAATTTACTAATAGGACGACCATCCTCACCGTAAGCTACACCTTTTGTCATAGTTTTATATACACTATCACGCAATTTTTCTGTAATCTTATAGTCTTTTATAATTTCTTTCGTTTCGTAAACACTATTCTTTAGTTTTTTAAAACGACCTTTTTCTTCATTTGCGACTTCTTCATTAGAAGCTTTTATCTTATCGACCTCTACTTGATACCTTTTAGCTTCTGATTCCTTTAAATTATTTAAAGAAGTCAATGCCTCTGTAATATCTTCTCCAGAATCAGCTAAACTTTTATATAAAGTCTCTGCTTGTTTATCACTAACACCTTTAGATGTTAGGTCAGTAAGTATTATATTCTTTCTAAGTTCATCATTTTCAGCAACCATAGACTCTGTTATTGTATTATAACTTTCAGCAGTCTTTTGGTGCTGTGCAAACATAGTGTCAGGGACACCGTCTCTAACAGCTTTTAAATACTCTTTCTGTGTATCAGATAAATCAGACAGTTCATTCTTCTTGATTTCTCCTCGTAGAGCATCGACTAGTGAATCAGATGATTCAACTTTTTCTAAATCTAACTCTTCATCAAATAAACCTTCTTCTTTGAGAAGCTTCGCTATATTACTATATACGAGTTTAGTATTTTTACCATCTTGATTGTCTGGGTCTACAGGTTCATTTGGGTCTACTGGCGGTTCTATAGCCCCTGGTGGCTCTACTGGGTCAGCAGGGTCTATTGGTGGCTCTACTGGGTCAATAGGGTCAATCGTAGGTTCTATTAATTCTTCTTCGCTAAATGCGCTTAAATCTATTTCCATTGTCATAGTTTCTTATTTTTTAGTTGACGCTGCTGCTGGTTTTGGTGCAGTAGCTTTCTTATTGTCAATAACTTCAGTCTTCTTATTATGTCTAACAACCTCAGCTAATTCTTTTGTTTTTAATTCTAATTCTTTTACATCTTTAGTTATAGAAGCCTCAAGCTCTATAGACTTCATCTGTAAATCACCAACGTTAACTCCGTTCTCTATATCAATTTTATACTTCTCTAATAATAGTCTATTTTGTTCTATTTGTAGTTTAGTAGATTCAATGTATTCCTGGAATTCCAGTTGTTGTTGAGCTGCTGCTTGGGCGTTTTGCATTTCTTGATTACGTTGTTCGTTCTCAATCGCCTGCTGCTCTTCTCTTTTGTCTTCGCTTATTTCAATTGTTTTTCGCATCTCTACAAGAGAAGAACTCGAATAAATAGCAAACAAGTCACTATATTTTATGAGTTGATTCTGTAGTGCTGCTTGCGCATTCTCTATTAAGCTTTGTCTAAATTGTTTAGTATTCTTATCTGAAGTGACTAATAATCCATAATCTGCATCAGCAAATTCGTTACCCTCAACTTCTAATATTTCTATACTTAGGTCATCTAGTATGTATTGTACCTTTTTGTTATTTCCTTTAAGTGCTTGTTTAGCCGTCTCTAAAAATATAGTTATAGCTCTTTTCTTAACGGATTCATGTCTCATAAACCACCATTCAGTGATATGAGATGATTGCATAACAGAGCGTTCAACTCCACCAACAGTCTCTCTATTAGATATCTGGCCTTCACGTTGCTTGGTTATCCCAGCTAGTTCAGACATCTCTAATTTAATATATTCTAATAAACCTATATGGCTTTGTATATAAGACCCTGTTTCCAAGTCAATTTGTTTAGCCCCAGTAGTATTAAAACTACCTACTAATTTACCAGTTGCTGCTCCGTGAGACCCTTCGTTAAATGAATTAATCATTCCTATACCCATTGTTGTAGCATAGTATAACCATTTACCAACATCCCAACCTTTTGGAATCTTAGCCATATCCAACTCTAATATCTTTCCTAAGTTCTTTGCTATGGATTTATTTAACCTATCCCATATCGCATCGTAGAGGTACTGGTAACCCTTCATTCGTTCCACTAAAGAAACAGCTCTACCTTGGTTGAAGTTGTATACTTCTCCCACAATTCCTGGGTGGCCTAATGAAGGAGAGTCCATTCTAGTGTATTGAACATCTCTAGGCTTCATCTCAACATAAATGTCTGTACCTATTTTAGTACCTTCCCACCATTCGTTAACCCATAACTTTTCTACTTCTTCACCTAAATCTTCATTAGGTAAGTATTCCTCACTACGAATTTTATACTGAACTCCACCGTTCTCATCATAGTATTTAACTTTCTTAATGAGTTTTTGTGAGCGCCATAATACTTTTAATACTCGTACATTCCCCGAATCATCGACGTATTTACTTCCTTGGTTATTAAATCCATCTTTTTCAGCTAGTGATAATATATCATCTACCATATATGATGTGTCTGAGTCAACACTATTACCTGCTAAAATTAATGGTACATTAGATATAGTAGGGTCATACCTACCATCATCACCAGTCCAATCTTTAGATTCTGCTAATCTATCTAAGTCTTTTGCTTTTAAATCTTTGTAATATACATCCAGTATTCTGCCAGGACTCCAGAAGTCTTCTATGATAATTAGGTCTGAATCCTCTATTCTAGATGATACTCCGTCACGTACAGTAAATACTTTGTGAGGGTTTAGTTTCCTTAAATAAGGCTCTCCATCTAATATAGCACATTCATATATTTCCTCACCTATAATTAACGCATCTTTAAATCCATCCGTAAAGGTTTTAGGGAAATCTTGTTCTAATGAATAATGACGTAACAACCTGTTAGCTGTTAATTCTTTAATATCTTTAAAGGAATACTTAGAGAATTTGCCTATTTCATCAATTCTCTTCTTCATTTCCTCATCTGGGATATCTTGATTCATTATCAATTTAGTAACTTCCCCAGTTACATAATCCCTCTTAGCGCTCTGTTTGTCGCTTAGGGCTGAGGGATTTGTAACTATTACAGTATAGTCAAAGTCCCTATTGGCTTCTTCACCTACCAACAAATCAATCTTAGGCACTATGATGTTGTGATGACCTATATCTGTACTGACATTTAATCCTACAATTCCATAAGGGTTTAAGTATAAAGACATGTCAGCTTTGCTAACAACGCCTTCGTATAACCTTTGATTAATTATTTTATTAGCATAATAATCCCTTACTAATGTATTGTTGAACATTCCCCAATTGGAGTCTACTGAGTCCAAGACACTTTTACGCCATGCCTTTCCTTTCCTTTTCTTACTTAACCTCTGTTGAGGTAATTTAACATCTTCCATTAATCAAAATTTATAATACTGTTATACTGCCCTGTGTAATTAGCTTCTAGAAAATCATCAACTGGTGAGGTATATCCACCCCCTTTACTTACTTCTGTCTGTTTAAATAATTGTTCTCTAGCTACCATAACCATTCCTATACCAGATATCCTATCGAAGTTACCATCTATGTTCCAATACAATGCCTCCTTTAGTAATCCAATACTTCTTAATCTCTTTATATTCATAATTGATTTACCTTCCTCTACTTCATATGACGAGAGTAACCAATCAGCGAACGCCTTTCTAGCAAATAAATTAACACCCTTGTTCGCTGGTGTTCCCTTAGCTTTATTACCGTAACCTATCTGCTTTATAAGCTCTTGGTCTCTAAGTATTTGCGGTGTATCCATCAATAGATACAGTAAATTCTTTCTATCAAAATAAGCAAACAACCCCTTTAAGTTGTTCTCATAGTTAATCTTAGCGTTATAATATATACATGCCTTAATTAATATGTCAAAGTTTTGATTTGCAGTAGCCCTTCTTCCTGTGAACTCTGCAACAACATTATCCTTAAATAAATCAAAAACAAAAAAATTGAATAGAGAACTACCAGTATCAGCGTCCACAGGGTCAACCCCTATGATATATCTGCCGTTAGTTGGTTTGTTGTCATCTACTCTTTTAGGTTGTTCAAATATCTCTAAAGCCCCAGAAAGGTTAGTATCCTTAATGGGATAGTCTCTTAGCGGATGTAATCCATCATCCAAGTGCCAAGTTACCTTGTCTACATCTGTATATACGAGTTCACCAATGTAATGACTTGAAACGAAGGTTTCTCTATTAGGTTCTATCTCGGCTAATACGTCTTTAATTTCACATATTGGGAATAGGGTATGGGTCACTCTAGCCGTTGCTTCTTGAGGTGTCCAAGGCTCTTCAGCCTTCGCTATTGTAACAGCATTAGGGTCTGATGTATTATATTTAATAACGTACCTCTTATGGGCCACTTGACTTAATGCTTTGACAACATCAGAGTTACCGTCTTTATCGTAACAATCAGCCCTGTTTAAATAATCAGGTGCGAAGAATGCGCATACAGACTTAATTGAATTCTTATCAAACAAGTTTGGTATTGAATAAACTCTATACCCTTTAGGGCTATAAAACAATTCCTCTAGTGACATAAAGTTACTAGCATTGTCACCACCAGTACCAAACGCTAACATGTAACCAAACACTCTGTTACCATCTTCTAAGGACTTCTGGGCAATCTTCCATGACTTTAATAGGTTAGGAAACGAGCCTGCTTCCTCCCAATCTATAAGCATACCCCTCTTACCCCTAGCTTTATTTGGGTTATTCTTTAAGGTCACACCAATTACACTTGATTTGAAACCTAACTCTGCGCCAGAATCCATATCTTTATATGAAAACTTCTTGTGCATCATAGTATCTTTACCTAGAATCTTTCCCCATGCTGTTTGGGTATTAATCCAATCTAAGGTATCCCATGCTTTATTTAAAATACCATCAGTCTCCAAGTACTCCGTGTCAGAGGCCATTGCGTAAGACACTGATTTAGGGAAGAATACTAAATTACGTATTAACATAGAAGAGGCTTTAAATGAATATCCTCTACCCCTTGTTTTTAATACTGTACCGTATTCGCCACGAACCCTACCTTGTTCTATATAATGAAAGAACATATAGTCACCATCCCAAAAATCAGGAAATAGATAGTCTCTATCAGACATGATAGCCTCGGCATCCATCACTACCATCATTTCAATCTCTTCTAATTCATCCTTGTCTACCACAGTCTTCATGATAGGTGCATAGTTTAGATAGAAATAATAATAACCTGGAATCCACTCTCCGTCAGACTCCCTTACCATACCATTTACACATCTATCCTCTTCTCTAGTCCAGTACTTATAAAAGTCTGAATTCTTATTTTTACTTGGATATAGTTTTGTATACTTACCGTGCTTCTCGTAATGGATAGCAGGTTGACGAAAAAAATCCACATCTTCTAGAATGTGGATATTAGGAAGCTCTACGATGGCTCTCCCTTTCTTGTCTCTTGGTAAATCTCTTGCTCTCTTTCTCTTTGTACTTATATAATGACTAACCAAAGGGATTGATTCGATAGCGTCCAATACGTTATCATACGCCTCCTTTTCTATCTGGCTTTTATATACTTCAGGGTCTGTACTTCTACTATTAACTATCATATACCTTCTCTAGCGTCTTCAAATACTCCCTTTTCTCTTTGACCTTTAATTTTCTGTCCTTCAGACTCTTTCTTGATTTGGTCTTTCAATTCCATTAAAGCCCTAATTAAAGCTGGGGCTTTCGTTATCAAACTAAGCAGGGCTTCCCCATCCTTAGTTGAACTAACATCTGTTACTCCTATTAAGTGCTTAACTTTATCAATTCCTAGTAATGATTCGTTTAGAAAAGACAAGGAAGGGGTTTCTTGGAGTTCCCCTAACTTTAATATTGCCTCTTCTGTCTTGTCATCTAATCTAAGGTTGTGTTTGTCGCCAGAGTACATTGAGTGAAGTACTTCTACTTTCCTACCCTCAGTGTCTAATATACTGGCAAAATCTGATGTATAACTTCCAACGAACCAAATATAAGCGAACTCTTCCAAGGCAAAGTCTTTCTTCTTATATTTCCTCCATACGTCTTTAAACGCTCTGATGAAGAGCGCTTTGGGATTAACCTTAATCTCCATATTATCATACACAAATAGTTCCATTACTCTACCTCATCTTCTATAATGTACAGTAAATTTCTCGGAGACACTATCATAAACTCATAACCCTCTAAGTCTTCATATAAGGGTGGCATTACGATAAATCCATCTGGGCCGATATCATGTTTCGCAGGCACTCGTTCTCGTGGAAAAGTTTCCATATTAAATTCAACAACAGTACCTTCTTTAATATATTTAGGAACATTGTCCCCAACCCGTAATACTGTTTGTGTAGTTAATAATTGTCTCTTACCATCCATATTGTCTGTAAGTAATATACCACTAGCAGTTGACCCTTTACGGTTAGCTGTAGTTATCATATTATCAAACAATGGTCGCTTATTCATCTTCTTTAATTTTGTCATAATTTAAAATATTTTTAACCATCGTCAGATAGTTTTTTTTTCGTAACCAAAAAGAACCGAATCCCTTCAGTCCTGTATGCTTTAATACTTTCTCGTATTCTTCTTTTGTTTCTATTTCTCTAAAATTAACGTTAGCCATTTCCTCTTTCATAGATAGAAAGGCTGATTTAACCGCATCTCTCACTTCAATATAAGGGAGGTCTAATTCCTCAGATACCTCCCTGATAATTTCTTTAAACGTTTCGCTCTTCATGTATGCGAACGTTAATCTCTATTACACCATCTACTATTTTAGGTACTATCTTTTGAGTTAATACTCTACCTTTTACTAACCCCATACTTCTAAACTTAGTTAAGATTCCATTATATCTAATCTTACTAATATCTAAAGCTTTAGCTATCTCTGTACGGGTATCTGTATTAAATAGTAATCTATTGATGTATTCAACACTATTAACATCTTTAGCTATAGTATTATACTTCATCATAAGGTAACCCAAAACATCTTGTTCTTGTGGTGCAACTTTGAATATAGGGTGTAAGAAATTTATATAATTCTTATACATCCCTAACTCTGTTTTACTTTTAATATCAATCGTCATAATTGTTTGTCTATCTTATATATATACGAAATTACTATTTCATCGAATATCTAAGTGTCTCATGGTCAGAAAACTTTCTACCGCAGTGAGGACATATCTCCTCATAATCTCTACCATAAGTTATTACATTAGCGTAGTTTTTGTTTGTTACCTTTAATTGTTTAATATTAGGTAATGCGTTACATATCTTTTTAGGTAATATGCTTATA